TTAGCGTATAGCTACCGGTTTTTAAGACTAAAATGTTATAAGGAATCGCTTAGAACATTTTAACATATAGCTACCGGTTTTTAAGACTAAAATGTTATAAGGAATCGCTTAGAACATTTTAACATATAGCTACCGGTTTTTAAGACTAAAATGTTATAAGGAATCGCTTAGAACATTTTAATCTAACAGGGCCGGAATTTGGGCCTAAAATATATATAGCAATTAGATGAAAATAAACTGTATTAAGCTTGCAATGTATCCAGTAATTTGAGATAATAGCCCCACGTTGAAAGAGACGTCGAAAAAGCCAATTTTGGCCAATATTATAAAAAGTGAGAAATATCTTGACTACTCCAAAAGTTACAAAAGTCGCAAAAACCGCCGTAAATTACACCGATGCAATGGTCGCAATTCTACGCGCTGCCGCTCCTGTAGATTATGACAAAGCGCAAGCTTTATCCGTTGAACTTGGCCGAGGTGCTCGTTCAATTATCGCTAAATGTAAACGCGAAAATATTGAGTATATCAGCAAACCTGCTCCTGCTAAGAAAAAGGCAGCGCCTAGCAAAAATGATTTAGTCGCGGCTATATCGGCTAAGGTGGGTATATTGCCAATCGAGGGATTAGAAAAAGCAACGGGCATGGCCTTAGCTGAATTATTGGCTAGCCTTAAGTAATGGTTGTCCTCGGTTGGATTGGTGCTGTTTTAATGATTATAGCATCATTCAACATGGGGACGATCGGAGGCTGTGTTCTTGCAGTCTCTGGTTTAATCCTCTTAACTGTTCAAGCTATATCATTAAAACAATACAATTTAATTATCCTAAACCTTTGTTCGATTATAGGTTTTTGTTTCTCAATTTACGGATTATAACCATTATGAAAAAAGTATTAATATTCGACCTAGACCACACAATTATAGATTCTAGCCATAGGCAGATCACTTTTGCAGACGGTTCTCTTGATCTTAATAACTGGATCGCAAACTGTACCAAAGAAAAAATCTTTGCGGATAGTTTGTTACCGCTTGCGGAATATTGGCGTGCAGCACAAAAAAACCCTGATAATGAAATAATAGTTTGTACGGCGCGCGTTATGGGCGAACATGATTATGAATTTTTAAAAATGCATTCTTTAAATGCTGTTAAAATTCTTAGCAGGCCTATGGGTTGCCGTGACGGTGACGCAGATCTAAAAGAAAATTTACTTAGAAAATACGCTAAAGAGACGGGCAGAAGTTGGGCGCGTTTCTCTAGAACTGCGGGAATGTATGACGATAATCAGGCCGTATTAATCCGCCTAGAGTCTCTAAACATTACTTGCTATGATGCTATTATTTTAAATTCACTACTAACGGCGGCTTAAGATCATGATGAACAAAAAACATTATTATTTAATTGTAGATACCGAAACAACAAAGAAACAAACAGTGGCAGACTTTGGCGCGGTTTTGGTAACTAAGCAGGGCGAAATTGTAGAACAGTTTGGCGCAATGGTTTTAAACCACTTCGGTAAATTGCCTCTATTTTCTGACCCTAGCGCGGACCCTGCAGCCTTTTGGTCGGAACAGTCGGCACAGCGTAGGGTAAAAATGTATGACGATATGCTAACCAACGGGTCCAGATCTTTGTCTTCGGTTGCTCTTATTAATCTTTGGTTAGCAGGTATTGAAGCGAGATACAGCCCCACACTAACAGCGTACAATATCGCTTTTGATCTGGGAAAATGTAGAAATACTGGAATTAATTTGGGCATATTTGGTAAACGTTTTTGTTTGATGAAAGCGGCTAAACGTAAAATTGGCGTACTAGCAGAATATCAAAGTTTTTGTGTAGATAATAACCTATTAACGGCTAAGTTGAAAAAGCCTAGCATGACGGCGGACGCAATGGCTAAATTCATAATTGGTGAGGATCTAGAAGATGAACCCCATACAGCATTAGAAGACGCGCGAGATTATGAGGCAGCAATTTTGACCCATATTCTGTTAGACACTACTCGGAAACAGTTAATGTTATTGGGTCAATAAGTTAATAAAGCCCCGTCAGTTGGGGGGGCTTTCAATAAGGAAAAAAGCAATGAAAGACACTTTAAGAAAATTAAAATATTGGCAATGTTGGGTAAGAATTTGCACTTTACCCGTTATTTTGACCCTATGGATTATTTACACTTTAGGCGAAAAATGCGAGGATTTGTCTATATGGTTATCTGGTTTTTTGCCTAAAATCCCTAGATAGGCTTGCAATGTTGGGATAATTTCGGCATAATAACCAAGTCGATATCGACTTGGTTTTTTTTTTTTGGAGTAAATGATATGAATATAAATATAGAAAATAACGTCACTGTAAATGTCTTAAACAATCATAGTGGTATAGAAGTATTCGAGAAAATTATCGTTTTGTCGGAACCTTGTGCGGGTACTGCGGGCGAAGCGTATTTATTAGTAGATGAAAACCTTTGGGTATCATGCGAGGCTACCTATGATTCTTTTTATGGTTTTGCGGCTTATATTGAGCCTGATTGTTTGGGATTAACAAACGAACAAATTAGTTTAAAAATGCTAGCAAGCTTATCTCGTTAAAATTACCGGCCGGCTTAGTCGGCTAGTTTTTCTTTTTTACTTTAGGTATTTATTATGATTTTTCTTTTTGTTACCACTTTTTTCATTATCGCGTTTTTGCTTGTATCTTTGGGCCTTTCGACTTTGGCTAGCCAAACTAGCGACTCCAGGGCATCATTATTTTTTGTGGTGTTATCTTTTTTTACTTTCTGTTTTTGCCTATTATTAATGGGCGTTTTTTTAATTGGCATGATGACAATATGAAATTCATCATGAAAGTTTCCAACATTTTTTTGAAAGTCACCATGAAAGTTTTCAACATTTTTATGAAAGTTTTCACGAAAGTTTTTCAGAAAATTTCGGAAAACTTTTCGATTTTTTTCAGAAATTTTTGGAAAACTTTTTCGAAAACTTTTCGATTTTTTTCAGAAAATTTCGGAAAACTTTTTCGATTTTTCCTGAAAAAATCGGCGCGTGCGCGCCAGTAGTAAGTCAACGACCTTATTTTCGTGGGCCTCAAAAACGTCTGTGAAAATTTGGGGAAATAGGGGTAGTCTCCTGTGAGCATTTTGGCGCCTCAGCGCCAGTAGGAAGTCAACGACTTCTCGCTCATGGGCCCTGCAAACGTGTGTAGAGCTTTCACCAACATGGTGCAGTCTGTTTTGGCGCGGGGGCGCCAGTGCGAAACCGACCAGGTTGCTCCATGAGTTCCTCACGCGGATTATAGCGCCTGGGCAAACCGATGTCAAGTCTTTTTTGCTCCCAGCACCAAATTAGGAGCAATTAAATGCAATCCGGTCGATTAGCGCCGATTATACAGGCCGCGAGTCGATTTGTCAAGTAATGAATCAATGTTGCGTAAATTAGGGCTAATTCGGGCTAGTCTAGGCAAATCGGGGCAATTGTTGACAGGTTGGGGCAAAGGGCGGATAATTTTGGGAGATTTGGGAGATTTGAGCAAATAAATCTTGCCTCAGAGGTGTGAACGGCCCCCGGGAACTCCTTTGTGTTACCTCAACGACTTTATCCGGAATGTCTTGACAATGACCCTGGAAGGGCGTATAATACATCCAGAAGTTAAGAAAAGAACCAACATTTTTAAGGATTTATATGAAGACATTTGCAGTAATATTTGATATAGCAGAAGGTGGATTTCAGCAGTACAATAAAGAACAGTGGATAGCAGCACTCAAGGAATGGAGACGTGATTTGCTAGAGGAAGGCTTAGGGCATGATCAAGTATTAGATGCAGAAGAAGTAGTAGATCTAATATTCGGTGAAGAAGCTTATGTATCAGAAGTACCTGCGGATGCTGAGCATGTGTTTTTCGATATGGCTGAAGGTGGTTTTGAGTTCTTTGGAGCAACAGGGATGCGTTACGTAGAAGAGGCTTTACAGGAATTCATAGAGCCTACAGGGAAAAGTATCGACTGCTTAGTCGAAGAGTATGGGGATCTTGCATCTGCTATCCAAGACATTACTCATGGAGACTTATACTATGCCGAAGTAAAGAGGTTTAAAAATGGAGAGTAAAGGGATACTTAGTATATATGCCTTATTAAAGGAAGGCATAGGTACAGGCGCTCAAGTAGCGGTGGATGAAAGTTTTGAAGGTAAAGGGACAATTATAACAATGTCTTTGTGGCACAAAGGACAAAGGCATTACAAACAAGTTGGAGTGTCTTCTGGGGAGGAAGGGCTTGCTAAAGCGTCTTACCTAGACACGAAAATAAAAGCACACATAGAAGAACTACAGGAGTATTTAAAAGGTGTCTAAAAGAACTGAAGCAATCGAAATATTATTAATAGTACTATTGCTAGGCTCAATAGTAAATATGATTACGTCACAGCATCTTATCCGCAATCTTAAGGAAAAGGTGGAAGTTTGCAAAGGTAGAGGAGATATAAATTTCAAGTATTTTAAAAATAATTCTTGACGGGGAGGTTAAAAGGGCGTATAATATTACTTCAAGTTTAAGAAAGCGAACTTAGTATAAAGGCATTATGAGAGGTTTCCAACCTTTGGATGAGAGTTCGATTCTCTCAGTTCGCTCCACTAACAAAACACCAGACCCCAAGAACTGGTGTATAATTAAATACTTGGGGAGTTTGCACTCTTGTACTCAACAAGAGAAGGTTTGTGGTCGTAGACTACGTTTTCCTATCTTTATAAAAACGCAAGGTCAAGGGCAAACCGTTATACTATACTGGAAGGAAGGGCAGTGTATAACAACTATTCGGGAGTAGTCGCCCACTTTAGCCTCGGTCACGTCAGTGATTGGGGTATTTTTTTATCTAGTAACACCTTAAAAAATTCTTGACAATTTCCTTAAACCCCCGTATAATATATATGTAAACTTTAACTAGGAGCAATAAGAATGACAATAGTACAATTCCCAACCAAAGAAATACAAGAAACAGCGATGCTTCAAACCCTTAATGAAAAAATGGAAAAGTTATCAAGCATCTATGACAGCTTGAGTGAAGTACACAAAGTTGTTCATCTTTTAGAGATGGAAGCAGCAGATCTCGAAGAAAGATTTAACAGTGCAGTAAGAGAGTATGTAGAAGAAACAGGTAACCGTGTATCCTCTACGATGCAAGAATATTATACCGGAGAGTACTACACAGGAGAACCTCTATGAAAAAATGGATGCAGGCTATGAACAAACATATGCCTATTATAGCCTTGTATATCTGTATGGTTTTACTTGCAGTCGTAGTAAATGACTTATCAAGACATCATTTCTTAGATCAGCCCTCTCCTCTCATAGGAGGTGATAATGGTTAACTATAGTGATGAACAAACTGAGTATCTAGTAGGTCTCTATGAAAAAGATCCAACACCCGAAACGGTGCAGCTATTAGCTAGAGAACTTGAAAAGAGTACGAAGTCGATAATCGGCAAGTTATCAAGAGAAGGAGTATATAAACGTGCAGTCTACAAAAACAAAAGTGGAGGCGTACCTATTACGAAGGTGGAATTGGTTGCTAGTATATCTGACAATCTACGAATTGAGATTGAGGATTTGGATGGTCTCGATAAAGCTCCAAAATCGGTACTCCAAGCGTTGGAAAGAGTAGTACTGCCTTGACCCAGCAGCGGGGATAACACAGATTAGAGCAGAACATAACACAGATTAGAGCAGAGATTAGAGCAGAACATAACACAGAATATTAAGCCTTAACTATGAAAGTAGCTAAGGCTTTTTTATATGCTAAAGAAAGAGAGTACTAAGGATAGCTAAAGAAAGAGAGTACTAAGGATAAGTAGCTAAAGATTGATGTCCCACTAGTGAAAGCAAACACAATTGATGAAAATTGATGAAAAGGAATACGGTAAAAAACAACCAATCGCGGATTGGACACAAGTTGCGCTTTTTATGCTTGTTTTTAAAAAAGAGAATCCCACTTAAATGATTATAAGGTCTTAGCTTAGTAATCTTAGGTACTCGTAAGTCCTGTTTGGTTATCGTTGTCATCAACAATTGATCTAATCTCTTGGGTCAATGTTATGTCATTGTGGGGTTGATTGCTGGTTAAAGACAACAACGTAATAATCTTATGGATTAGTTCACCCTCTCCTCTGGGGATGAGAGAAGAACAATTGCATAAATATCACTATGTCCTTAACCACCATCTAGTTAAGAAGAAGTGTTGTTTTGATCTTGTTGTTGATCTTTGTTACGAATTAAGTAATATTATATCATGGATTTTCAGATCTGTAAAGAACTATTTTTGCATCACCTCCTCGACTGAGAAGGTGTTGTGAAAGTAGAGGAATTAGAGGTGGGATATAAAATTATTTTTCAAGAGTGTTAATAGTAGATATCCTCAACCTCGAATAGCTCTAGTTGCCTTGGTTCTCCTGCATCTAGAAAGTCCTGAATGGATACCTTCCATAGCTCTCCCCTCGGGTGTATAACGCCTTGAGCTAGTATATATCTCTCAAGCGCTCTCTTCGGAGCTATTCCAAGTACATCACAAGCATCTTGAAGACTGCTAGCATTCAGAACAGCTTGAAAGACATCGTCTCTAGTCGTTAGCATTGATACTCTCCAGTATGAGCTTAGCGAGTTGAGGCTTCTCGTATCCTGGGCCTTTCATTACTTTACCATCTTCTCGATAGAGAGGTTTACCGTTTGTGTCGAGCTTAGTCATATTACTTCGATGTACCTCTTGAAGACATGCATCTAGATCAATACCGAAAGCGTGTCCTGCTCCATAGGTTACATAAAGAATATCAGTAAGTGCATCAGCTGTCTCTACGATATCTCCCTCTGAGAGAGCTTCCCTTAATTCTTCTAGCTCTTCTATAATTAGATCTACTCTAAGCTTTGCTAGACCTTTGTTCGGTAGAGTTGGTTTGTCAAGTACTTCCTGACCGAAGACCTGCATAAAGTCTCCCACACATTCAAAGTTTGTTACATTGCTCATTTAGTTTAATCCTTTTAATAATTCATCTATTCCGAGAGCTATAACGGGGTCAAGCTCTTTGGCGGCTTCAAGAAAGTTGACTATAAGATCCCATCTCTCTACGGGGATACTAATCATATCAACTTCTGGTAGTTTCTCTACTATGAGAGTTTCAGTAAGTAATTCTTTCGCTAGTTCAAGCATCTCACTAGCAACTTCAATGGCCTGTTCTTTTAAGTAAACCTCCTTCAATTCGTTGCTAGCTTCCCAAAGATGGTTCCACTTATCTTTATCACTCATAGATAACGCCTTTGATATCACTAATGTCCATGATGTCAAGACTTTTCCCATCTATCATAATTGGGGTACTCGATGCATATTTACTAAATACTACAGTATCTCCCTCCTTTAACTCCTCGCTGTTACCGGCACAAATTATCGTACCCTGCATAGGTCTGTCCTGATCTGACGCCTGCAAGATGATACCACCTGTTGTTTTTGTTTCAGCGGCATCACGCTTTACTATTACTCTTTCCCCAATTGCTTTTATTCTCATTTTCCTACCTCATTTTCCATTGCTGCTCTAGCTCTAGTTGTTTTGTAAAAAAGTCGAGATCTTCTTTAGGGCTTCGTTCTCTAGCTGCCTCGGCTTTATTAGCTTTTAACCAACCGTCCTGTTCCTGTGTAAAGTTCATACACTCATCCTGATCCTTTTTAAGATTAGCAGCAGTCACTTCTTTACGTTCGTGCCAAGATTTAGATTCCTCCTGTGCCGACTCTTGACTAGTAAACATAAGAACAGATCCTGGATCTATGATAAACCCTGCTGCTGATAGAAACCTTTGAAACTCTTCAACTATTTCATTTAGATCCATATCTTTATTAGTAAAACTGAAGTCTACCTGAGCATTTTCGAATGCGTCATCGTAGGGAAACTTAGTAAACCTATAAGCCAGTTCGTTGTTCATTTATACTCCTTGGTTGTTTTAATTTCTAAAGCTATTATACTGTGTTTAAGTTGCTTTGTCAACAACTATTTTGCGTCCCATGTTAAGGGATCGGATATAGACTCAATAAATTCCGAATATTCATGTAAAAAGAATGTTAGGTGGGAGTATTGTGCAGCCACTCTAGTAAGTCCCGCACCTCCATCTACCTCTACTAGTTTCCATGCTTCTTTCTTGTAGGTAGACCAGAACTTAGGGTCTTGTTCCTTGATGCTTACACTATTGTGCATTAGGTCGCACAGTTTAATAGCTTTAACAACGTCTGGAGCACACTTCAACCGCTCAATTGTTAGAGTTTTCCGAAGCTTTCGAGACCCTACGAACCCATCTGCGTCTGTTAAGAACCATACGTAGGAAGCTACTGTGTCACCAAAGTACTTCATAATATCATCATAGGTAGCCTGGGTATCTTCTACTACGTCATGAAGTAAAGCAGCTATGATACCATCTTCTAGCATAAGTGGAGGGAAGATGAACTCTTCTTCAAACATTTTTGCTACCGCTTTAGGGTGTTCAATGTAATCTTCCCCTGTGTACTTTCTTTTCTGCTCGCCATGGCATTCTGTAGCGTATTCTATTGCCAATTTAATTCTATCTGTCATATTAGTAGCCTCCCGACTTGAACCAGCCTTTACCTTTTAAACTAAAACCACCTGTACCAGCGACTATAACTTTCTTTAGTTCGTCTTCTTCACACTCTGGGCAGGTAATCAATGGGTCATCACTCATACGTTGAATAATTTCAAACTTATGGTCACATTTTGTGCATTTATAATTATATGTCGGCATTTTTTTCCTTCTGTTCTTAAGTTATGAAGGTATTATACTCCTTTAGAAGGGATTTGTCAAGAGGTTTTTTAAGAATGGAAGGCAGTTTAACGACATACCCGGGTCTGCCCTAAGGTAGTTAGGGCGATACTTTTTAATTCCCGCCATTTTCTAGTCCTCTCTGATTGATCTAAGAAAGTAATTGCTTATAGAAGCAGACTCTCGATATTCTCCCTTGTAAGGGTAAAGTGCGTACCCATTAGTACCCTCTATGTACCCTTTAAGAGACTCAGGGCTTGAGTTTATCACTACTTCATTCTTTAATCGCACAATTTCTTGCTCCAATGATTCTGCCAAAGTCGACAAACCTTGTATATTGTCCCCTACCTCCCCTGAGTCACTTATCTCCTTTAACTCATTACTAAGTTTAACCCCTGAGGCTTGTATTTGTCCAGGTATCGAACCTAGAGTAGGGTATGTACTGCCATATTTTACTGCAAACGTTTTGTTTCTACTTTGTTTTCTATCTGTCATCTTCTTACCTCTAGTACCCAGTTGTCAGTGTAATCATAATATACTTCGATCTCTTTGAGTATGTATTCATTTGGGTTTTGTCCTTCCACCAATATGTCAAACCTAAAGGTTTCCTGGGTGGGGATCCCTCTCACTGTCCCTTTTCCCCGAACTGTTTGGAATATGTGTTCCAACGTTTTTAATGGTATCTTCATCTTAAACTCCTCACTTTGAGAATATAAACCTGTTTGTTTTCACCTGTAATTTTAAAGAATCTGTCTATAGCATCAGCAGTAGCAGTAGCAGCACGAGCAGCATAAGCAGCAGCATCAAAAGCAGCAGCAGTACGAGAAGCAGCAGCAGCAGCATTAGCAGCATGAGCAGCAGCATGAGCAGCATTAGCAGCAGCATTAACAAGGTAACCACCACTAGCAGTAGCATTGTTTTCCATCTCTTCAATAGTAAATAAGTCTGGGTTGTCTATATAGCGCATAGATTTTAAAATGAATCTGTTCATGTACTTCCTTAAAGGTTAACTGCTTTCTTAACTTCTGAACCTATTATACCAAAGAAGGGGTATTTTGTCAAGAACTTCTTTGGTATCTTAGCTTATTATTTTTCTATTTTAGGTGTAAAAAACCCCTGCAATTAGCAAGGGTTGGTTTAATATATTACTTAGAGGTTGTTACTAAGGTAAGGTCAATAAAACCTCCTCCCTCAGCTTTACCCGTCTCCTCCCAAAGCCTAATACCACCTTTTAAAACTCCTGCTATATACGTATTACCTGAAGCATACACTCTAGTTATGTTAGTTACAGCGTCTCCTGAGATAGTAAACACTGGAGAACCTTTTAAGGCTTCTTGTATATCAAAGTTATTATTCATATGTTCTTCTCTCTGTTTAAAAGGTTTTATCTCTAAGTAAAATTCACGAGTCACCTCATCTAAGCTTAAGGCGTACTGTAACTCTTCTAATGTAATATCATATGTTTCAAGTAACTTTGCAGCGTACTCTTCTTTTAACTTAAACTCGTTCTTGCGTCTTAGTTGCTGTAGCTGATCTTTTAGATAGTTGCGTTTCTCATCTAATTCAGGACTGTAAAACATTTTACCTATTTTAGATATTTCTAGCTCTAACTCTGCTTCTTCTATATGAAACTTATTCATGAGTTATACTCCTCGACTAAATAAATTTAATTAAAAATATGTATTGTAAAAAATACTATTACTAAACAAATAGCTGCAGCTCTTATGCCGTGCCCATACCCTTTATTATAACCAGCGTAGTATTCAGCGCTCATGAAATATTTATCAATCATTATTTATCTCCTTTAAACCAAAGCCAATAGGGTACTCATGAGTTAATCCACTCATCGAAGGTTTTAATGTATTCACCAGAACCTTCCATGCAACTAACATAAATTTCGTATCTTTCTTTCATGAGAGGCCCACCTTGTGTGTCAGGACATCCTTCAGCATACTTGTTTGTAAAGATAGAAGCATTTAAAGCCATTACTGCGTCTGACACAAAGTTCTCACTAGAAATTAATAATTCTATTGCCATCAGTTGACGCTTTTTTTCTTGATACAATATTTCTTCTCTTCTATTATCCATTTTATAATTCCTTAACTGTTTCTTAATTTCTGAAACTATTATATCAAATAATCAACTACTCGTCAAGTAAAATATCGCATATTGTGTGCGCTAATTCATTAAAGTCTTCTAAGTCATAGCCTCTAGTGGTTTCTGCTGCAGTGCCGATACGGATACCCGAAGTCTCTGTAAATGAGCGTGGATCATTTGGAATACCGTTCTTATTTACAGTAATTGAATTTTCTTCCAAAAGATCCGCTGCTTCCCTACCGGACATATCACTATCACTAAGATCTATTAATACTATGTGACTGTCTGTACCGTTAGTTTGTGTTTTGATACCTCGAGCTGCGAATACTCTACACATCTCTTGAGCGTTTTCTACTACAGACTTAGCATATACACTAAATTCTGGTGTGTTAGCTTCTATAAAACACTGAGCTTTAGCAGCTATAGTATTCATGAGAGGCCCACCTTGTGTACCAGGAAAGATAGAGCTGTTAATCTTTTTAGTAAAAATCTTCTCATTCCACATGATGATACCGCCTCTCGGGCCGCGTAATGTCTTATGTGTAGTAGATGTAACAAAGTGTGCATACTTCATTGGGCTGTCATATACATTTCCTGCTACAAGACCAGAGTAGTGAGCCATGTCTACTAGTAGATAAGCCCCGACTTCGTTAGCAATCTGCCTAAACCCTTTCCAATCAATTTGTCGGGGGTATGCAGAGGCTCCTGCCACGATCATCTTAGGCTTATGTTTAATGGCTAATGATAATACTTCTTCCATATCAATTAAACCGTTCTCATCTACGCCATAGGTTTCACAGTCATATAGTTTACCTGGCATTGCTACCTTAGCTCCATGAGTTAGATGACCTCCGCTAGAAAGATCCATGCCTAGAAGTTTATCCCCTGGACTAAGAAATGCATTGTATATAGCAGTATTAGCATTAGCTCCAGAATGCGGCTGAACGTTCGCATACTCACAGCCGTAGATCTCTTTAAGCTGGTCTATTGCTAGAGTCTCAATTTCATCCATGTGCTTACATCCGTTATAATAACGGTTCTCTGGGTATCCTTCAGCGTATTTGTTTGTAAAGATAGAGCCGTTCAACTCCATTACCGCATCTGACGCAAAGTTCTCGCTAGCAATTAGTTCTACTGTTAGCAGTTGACGCTTTTTTTCTTTATACAATATTTCTTCTATTCTGTTATCCAATTTTACTATCCTTAAGTTCTTTATCTTGTTGTATTTCTGTTGAATGAAGCCAAAAAGAGTCTACTAATACCAACTCTAGGGAATATGCTTCAACCTCCCACGGGGTCTCTTCGTATTTCACTGACTTATAATTAAGCCCTTTGTAGTAATAGTCTTCGTTGTTTATATCTCCCAGTATAAACTGTCGAGCATGTATTAATTCGTGAGCTAGAGTAGAAGCAATCTCTTGTTGACAATAAGCTCCCTTATCTCCGCACTCAAATCTATAGTTTTTTGAGATACATATCTCAACTTCCTGGGTGTCTCCCGTACAGTTTCCGGCTTGGTTGTGCTCAAGTTCTTCAACCCATACTATGTTTATAAGGGCATTGGTATCTTTAAGAAATAAAGACTGTATACATTTTGAGATGAAAGGGTCAAAGACAGGGTCTTCGTTAATATACTTAATCATTGCTTGTTTCTCCAATTTATACGTAATTATACACCTTTCTCAGTATTTTGTCAAGAACTAAAATAATATACCTTATATTTCTATTGGTTATCTTTAACCATACGAGCCAAAAGGAGTCCTACTATACAAGCTGTTACTATCACATTTATCTCTATGTTCATTTAAATCTTATCCCTCTTTTTCTTAAGTAAGATACCTGATTACGTATAGATGTCAAAGTACGACCAGGTAACATAAACATCATCTCCTCTATAGTAGCATGGAAATAATATAGTTTCAGAGTTTCTCGTTCTTGCTCTGCCCAAGGCTTCTTTTTATATTTTTTCATGGTTGTATTATAGATTAAAATAAGTATATTGTCAACAACTTTTTAAGAACTTCTTAAAATTAAAGCTTGACAATATAGTATAATTGATGTATAATTCCTTTTTAAATAGTAGGAAATTTAATCGAGCAATAACTAAATAGATGTTGACAATAACGTATTTTCGCGGTATAATATGTTTAGAAATTTGGGAACACCTGATTTTCTAGGGGATTCCCCGATAAGTTTCTGGAGAAACAAATGTCAAACTTCACTTTTTTCTATTCTAATGGCCTTTTTAATATCGAAGATAACAACGGCAAAGTTGTAGCGGTATCAAAAACTGAAAAAAGCACACGTATTAAAATGGCTGACCTAGAAAGAGGTCTTTTACATAAAGCTACAAAGAGTCCAATGGCTTTAGCGTTTAGAATTTAGTTGAGTTGACGCAGTTGAAAAGCTGCGTTGTAATATATATTTGAAGTAAATCTTAGGAGATTTTATGGAATTAACTGTAATTGAAGGTGTTGTTTTTGTTTTCTGTCTTATTGGCTGTGGCCTTACAAGCTATAGATTAGGACAGGATGACGGAATGCATAAGCTTCTGGACTATTTAGTAGACACAGGTCAGGTAGTTTTAGAAGTAGAAAAAGAAGACTAGATACAAACCCAAGCTTATAAAGGCTTAAGAAAGTTAAAGAGAAACTTAAAAATGAAACATAAACGAAAAGAGGCTGTCTGCCTAGTTAAAAACCTAACAACGTTATTAGCAGTATTTGCAATACCGCTACCAGTAATAATGTACAGCGCAGGATACTTAGTATAGGAGAGTAATATATGAATATAGAAAGACTACAAAAACAGTTAGAATTGGATGAAGGAGTGGTGTATAGAATCTACTTAGATCATTTAGGGTACGCTACTTTTGGTATAGGCCATTTGATTACGGATAAAGACCCTGAAAAAGATCAACCTGTATATACCTCTGTAACTAAAGAAAGAGTAGCAGAAGCATTCAAGTGTGACGTGTCTATATCAATTACAGAATGCAAAGTGTTATATAAAAAGTGGGATGAATTCCCTGACGAAGTACAAGAGATCCTAGTTAATATGATGTTTAACCTAGGCAGACCTCGTCTTACCAAATTTAAGAACATGAAAAAAGCTATAGATATGCATCTATGGACAGTTGCCGCTGTAGAGGGTAGAGACTCTTTATGGTATAGACAAGTAGGTAATAGAGCCGAACGACTAATGCGGAGGTTAGAAAATGTTAGCTAACTTAATAGCTCCGATAACCGGGTTACTCGATAAATTTATCGAGGACAAAGATGTAAAAAACCAACTGGTGCATGACTTAGCTACCATGGCGGATCGTCACGCCCATGATTTAGCAGCGGGACAACTGGCTGTTAATAAGACTGAGGCTGCTCATAAGTCTCTGTTTGTAGCAGGTTGGAGACCTTTTATAGGCTGGGTATGTGGTGTAAGTCTTTTAGGTAATTTTATTGTAATTCCTTTAGTTAACGTAGGCTTAGCTATAGCTGAATCTACTATAGTTATTTCTATGATAGACACCACACAATTAATGCCCGTACTAATGGGTATGCTTGGTCTAGGTACAATGCGCACTGTTGAGAAAATTAAAAAGGTGAGCAGGGAAAAATAACCCTTGACACTCTCCTGAAAGTTTAGTATAATATCTTTTCAACTTACGGAGATTACCTTTTTTGAATTTATTTTACCTTGACGAAGACCTAGACAAGTGCGCAGAGTATCATGTAGACAAACATGTCAACAAGATGATACTAGAAGCTGCACAGCTCATCTGCACAAACCTCTGGATAGATCATTTGTTTGGGTTTGTTCCACGCCTTATAACCAAAGAAGAAAACGCAATACTCCAAAAAACTCGTAAAGAACAGAAAGAGTTACCTATGGATGAGCGTATCTTCCCCTACCTCCCTACAATGCAGAACCATCCTAGCTGTGTCTGGGTGCGTTCTTCCTTTGAAAACTTTTGTTGGACTCATTGCTATGCAAACGCACTTGGCAGTGAGGCTCACTATCGTTATGGAAGCAACCACAAAAGCTTAATAATGATAAACGCTCTTCCCGACCCTAAACATATCGAGCAACGGGGTTTCACTCAGTTTGCTCTAGCTATGACAGAAGAGTTAAAAGACGATGACAACCCTATACAAGCATACCGCAACTTTTATATGCTGGACAAAGCTGTCTTCGCCAAATGGTCGCACAGAGATAAGCCAGACTGGTGGGATGAAGACTTAGCTGACTATGATAAGAGGATATCAGGCCAATGATCTGTAGAGATTGCGGGGAAGACATGAGCGGTGACGGGTATAAGATACCTTTTCACTGTATTAATTTAAGCGAGGAAGACTGGTGGTACACTGAACCAGATTCTGCCCCGCACTATTGTAACCTAGAAGACCAGGAAGATTAAATGAGCAAAGTTATACTTACAACAACTTCATCACAGAATTTTATTGATGATATTGCATACATGGCTAGAGTTTCTAACCCTAGCAACCAGAAAAATACTGATACTTCTGAGAAGTTAATCCGTTATTTAATAAAGCACGCCCATTGGTCTCCTTTTGAGATGTGTTCTATTACTATGGAGATAAACACTACTCGTGATATAGCTCATCAGATAGTACGCCATCGTAGCTTTACTTTCCAAGAGTTTAGCCAAAGATACGCAGACCCTGCTGAGATGGGTTATCCTTTTGAACTGCGTGAGACTAGACTACAGGATCCTAAGAATAGGCAGAACAGTATACAAATCCAAGATGACAGACTAGATAATGACTGGAAAGGGTATCAAGAGAATGTACTCAAAGCCGCTCAAGGAGCTTATGATTGGGCACTACGTAATGGTATTGCAAAAGAGCAAGCAAGGGCAGTTCTTCCAGAAGGACTAACCAGGACTCGTTTGTATATGCAAGGTACGCTACGCTCTTGGCTTCACTTTATTCAGACACGTACTACTCCAGGTACTCAACTAGAGCATATGGAAGTAGCTAGACAATGTGCAGATGTGATACGCCCTCTATTTACTATGGTAGATGACTTTGTACATGATAAGGAGATTGTGTAGATATGAGCTCTAAATTTGGAAAGAAGTTCGATAGTGATAAACCTAGAATGTATCTACTACCTCCTAAAGCCTTACTAGAGGTAGGTAAAGTACTAACATTTGGTGCCGTGAAGTATGATGAAGACAACTGGAGGCATCTAGATAATGTCCAGAATAGGTACAGTGGAGGCGCTTTAAGGCATATATTCTCTCATCTTGACGGAGAGCTTAAAGATGAAGAGACAGACCTCTCTCATTTAGCGCATGCTATCTGTTGTTTATTGTTTAAATTAGAGCTAGAATTAGAGCTAGAAACGGAGAAGACTATTGAAGAACCCAACAAAAAGCCCGCAGAAGCCCAGGGAGAACTTAACACCCCAGAATTTAGAGAAAGTTATCAAACTGCTCTCTCCTTTGCAGAAAGAGGGAGATACCTCCCCGGCACTTAAACCTATAACTAAAAAACAGGCGTGTGATATACTAAATATCGCATATAATACCTCCCGTCTACAGAAATTAATAGACGGACACTTGGAGCAGAAAGCATATGTTAAAACTCGTAAGGCCCAAAACAGAGGCTGCCCTGCTACGGATACAGAAATTTGTGAGGCTGTTACTGATTATCTCTCAGGAGAAACTCTTACAGACATTTCCAAGCGTCTTTTTCGCTCCGTTGGTTTCATACGAAACGTTCTTGAAACAGTTGGAGTACCAGCGCGGCCAGCATCAAAAGAAGACAGACTAGTGCAGATGTACTTCCCAGACGAATGTGTATCTGAACATTTCACTGAAGGAGAGATCGCATGGTCTGCTAGTTATCATAGTGCTGTAAGAGTGGGTAAATGTCTCACTCCTGAGTATCAAGATAGCAAGATTGGCATATCTAAAGTAGACTATGATAAGAAGTACGCTTCTAATTGTTATCAGATATATGTCATGCAAAAAGTAAACACAGAGGACACTTTTTTCACAAGTGTCTCAGCAGGTGGCTTTAATGCCTATGCGGTGGCTAGTGAAATCGGAAAGCTACAGCATTTGAAAAAGTATGGCGTAAATTTGGAGAGGTTGTAAAAAATAGTTCTTGACGGCTTGCCCAAAATTGCGTATAATATCATTTCAAACTTTGGGAGAAGACCATCGGCGACCGATTTTATTTTCAACAAACACAGAGCTTGGGTACTTGCCCAGGTTACAAAAAAACTACTAAAAGGAAAACCAACATGGCTTGGACAGACGAACTTAAAGCAGAAGCAATCGCATTATACGAAGGCGAGCAGCCTACTCCAGAGAATTCTATGGAGATTGTAAAAGGTATTGCAGACGAGCTAGATCAGTCACCTAACGGTGTTCGCATGATCTTAACAAAAGCAGGAGTTTATATCAAAAAGACTTCAGTATCTAAATCAGCAGCTACAGGTGACACACCTGCCAAAGGTACTCGCGTTTCTAAGGCTGCTGCCCAGGAAGCTCTTACCGCTGCAATAACAGATGCAGGCAAAGTACCGGACGAAGAGATTATCTCTAAGTTGACAGGTAAAGCCGCTCAATACTTCGTAACTCTTTTATCTCCCGTAGAAGACGAAGAAGGCTAGAATATAGGCCTACTGGGTTATCCTAGTAGGTCTTTTTTGCAAAAACTATTAACCTCGAAGTATGTAACTAACAGTAAAGACTGCTAACTACTACAAAAGGAAACTATAGTGAAAAAGCAAGAACTAGCACGAATAGTGCATGAATATGGGGATGCCATCATTACTTACCGTAGTGAGCATTCAAAAAAACTAAAATACAATGTCTGTACTCTAGACTTTTCAACTCCGTATATTAGCGGTAAGAAAAATCGAGCTAAAGAAACTGAAGACACACTTCTTTTCTTTTGTTGGGATACTGACTCCTACCGCTTACTCCGACCTTCTAGTGTATCTAGTGTTGTTCCTTTATCTTCTATCCTTAAGAACACAGGGAATCGATAATGGACTTACATCAGGCTCCTGAAAACTATTCACGTGTGATACATTATGATGAAGTAAAGGAAGTACAGATTCGACTTACTATCAATACTTTTAGAGGTATTGAGTACCTTCACCTACGTAAATATTATATGAACTTTGACGAAGAATGGATGCCAACACCTGAGGGTGTAGCTATGCCGCTCGACCTTAGTAACTCTCGTGAGCTTTTTGCAGGGCTAACAGAGATACTATCCTTGGCAGAATCCAAGTCCTTAATAGAAGATAACTTTATGGATTTAATTGAAGGTCTTTACAAATAGTTGTTGACAAACTTGGTTAAATTGCGTATAATATATTTTCAACTTTAGGAGAACAATATGCGGGACTTTTTAGACCAAGCAAGCAAACTTTACTACGAAGGAACTCCGGTTCTTTCAGATACAGAGTTTGATCTGTTAGCTGATAAACATAACTATAACTCAGTAGGCTACACTGTTACAGATGCTGTTTCGCATATGTATCAAATGTACTCACTGCAAAAGTGTTTTGACCTTAAAGATGCCCCTCTTGATATTTCAGAGTGCATACGTACTCCTAAATTAGATGGGGCTGCGGTATCTTTACTTTATATTGACGGAAATCTAGAGTTAGCTTTAACTCGTGGGGACGGCATACAAGGTAGAGATATTACAGATAAGATGAGAGAATTAGTAGGTTCCACATTGTCTAGTAGGTTAAAGTTTTCTAAACTATATCCTGGCGTTGTGCAAATCACTGGAGAACTCATCGCCCCTAGTAGTATTCCTAATGCGCGTAACTTCGCTGCGGGGTCTCTTGGACTCAAGAATGATCTTAATGGTTTGACAGAGTTCAAAAGTCGTCCACTAGTTTTTGTAGCTTATGACTCTTTTCCTCATGTCGTAGATACTTGGCCAGTCCAGATGGATATTCTTAGCCGGTTAGGGTTCAATGTTATTACTACATTTAATCCTGATAGCCCTATTAAATTCCCTACGGACGGTGCAGTATATAGACTACAGGATACTGAGAAGTTTATAGAACTAGGACATACTTCTAAGCATCCGCGAGGTGCGTTTGCTTTAAAAGAGCAGAAGTCAGGTGTTATAACTACTCTACTTGACGTAGTGTGGCAACTAGGTAAGAGTGGCATAGTAAGTCCAGTAGCAATTCTAGACCCGGTTGTAATAGGCGAAGCTAATGTATCAAGAGCTACACTGCATAATATAGAGTATATACGCGACCTCAATCTTGAAATAGGTTGTCAAGTAGAGGTTATAAGGTCTGGGGAGATTATTCCTAGGATTGTTCGTAGGGTGGAAACTTCTTAACCTTGAAAAAAATAGTTGTTGACAAAGACCTTAAAAGCACGTATAATACATATTCAGAATCAGAAGAGACAGTATGACTAAAATTGAACCACCCACACATTGCCCATCGTGCATGTTATTGTTAATTGAAGTAAATTGTCTTCTTTATTGTAAAAACCCGTTATGCGGGGAGAAAACTCTTAAGCGTATAGAACACTTCGCAAAGACATTGAAGATTAAAGGTCTTGGCCCTATATCTCTTCGTAAGTTAGGTATAACTTCTTTACAGGAATTATATGATCTTACTTTAGAAGAAGTAGTCCATTCTTTAGGTTCAAAGCTTCTTGCGGTTAGGTTACTAGAGCAATTAGAGAGATCTCAGAAAGCCCCGTTAAATGTACTACTAGCTGCATTTAGCATACCTCTTGTAGGAAAAACCGCAGCGGAGAAACTTTCGAAAGTCTCCAAACATATTGATGATATAGACTATAAAGTCTGTCGCTCGGCTGGACTAGGAGAGAAAACGGCTTTAAGCCTCTGTAACTGGATTGAGAATGAATACTATGACGTAAGCTTTCTTCCTTTCAGTTTCAAGTTTATTGAAACAGTCACAACCTCAGCTGTCATGGGAGTAGTTTGTATTAGTGGTAAACTTACCAGTTACAAATCGAAAGCAGAGGCACAGCAAATTCTAGTTAGTCTAGGATATGAAGTGAAGACCAGTTTAACGAAGGATGTCACAATCCTGGTGAATGAAAGTGGTATAGAATCCGCAAAAACGAAAAAAGCCAGAGACGCTGGCGTACAAATTGTAAATAACCTTAAAACTTTAATTGGAGAATAAAAATATATGTCAACTTTACCTAAATGGACTGACGAACGTACAACTCAACTAACCGAATTCGTAGGTAGCGAAAGCCCTATCTCACAAGCTACAGTTGCAGAAGCAGCTGCAGAATTAGAAACATCAACTCGCTCTATCTCTAGCAAATTACGCAAGATGGGCTTCGATGTACAATTAGCTTCAGCCTCAGCGGGCAAGTCTTTTACAGACAACCAAGAAGCCACCTTATCAGCATTTGTTACAGATAACAGCGGTGCTTACACTTACGCGGAAATCGCCGGTCACTTTGAAGACGGTACTTTCTCTCCTAAGTCAATCCAAGGTAAGATCCTTTCTATGGAACTAACTAGTCACGTTAAGCCTGCTCCTAAAGTAGAAGCTGTTCGTACTTATACTCCTGAAGAAGAAGTTATCTTTATCAAAATGGTTAAAGATGGCGCTTTTGTAGAAGCTATTGCTGAAGCTATGGGCCGTTCAATTAACTCTGTACGTGGTAAAGCTTTAAGCTTCCTACGCACTAATGAGATTGATGCCATTCCTAAACAAGAAATTACTAAAGGCGCTTCTAAAGAAGATCCATTAGCTGGTTTAGGCGATCTTAGCACACAAACTGTTGAAGCTATCGCTGAAGCGATTGGTAAAACTGCTCGTGGTGTTAAGACTATGTTAACACGTCGTGGTCTTATTGCTTCTGACTATGATGGTGCTTCTAAGAAAGAGAAAGCCGCAGCTTCTGCATAGGTTTTTCTTACTTAGTACAAAAACGGTAGACTCTTCGGGGTCTGCCGCCTTCAATATGAATCGGGAGAATTTCATTGAACATTGCTAGTGCCTTAATTAAACGCACACTTGAGTTAAGCGACTTTGAGACGTGGACACAAGTACATAAGCGTTATCTGCCTAGCGAATATCACAGTTTGCATAGCATTATTGATAAGCATTCTGAGAAATTTCATAAGATGCCCTCGATTGAGGATCTTAAACTTGAGATTCGTGATTCAAATACTTTAGAGAAGTTGTACGGCGTAGACTCTGTTGAGGCAGATGCTGAGCCATATATGCTTCTTCAGTACTTGAAGAATGAGTATACTCAGAAAGAGATCCTAACCTCACTCGAAGATTATGTCGAAAACTCGGTAGCTTTTGAAGATGCCCAGGAGTCGGTTGATCACCTTCATCAAATTGTTCTCGACATAGAGGACAAAGTTGACTTGGAGGAACCACAGGAAAGTATGCAACGTATTGAACTGTTCGAGCCTGAGGAGGATTTAGAAAGGTATATACCACTTGGTCTCAATGAAGAGTACGACCTAGATATTCAGTTTTCTCCTAGAGATCTGGTTATGGTAGGTGGTAAGCGCGGAGCGGGCAAGTCGGTAATATGCAGTAACATTGCCAATAGTGTTTACGAATCTGGGAAGTCGGCTATCTATTTCACCATAGAAATGGATAGTCGGTCTATCTTACAGAGATGTTGTTCTATCGCCACAAAAGTACCTTTTTCACGCTTACGCACTAAGAATCTTAGTGTCACTGAGTGGGAACAAGTTGCAAGCTGGTGGGCACATCGTTTCGTTAATGGTCAGCAACGTTTGAAAGAATATAAAGAACATAGAGACTTTGAGAAGTTCCATCATGAACTAAAGACAACTTGCGAGATCCTCCCGACTCAACAGTTGAACGTAGTTTATGATCCATCTCTCACCCTTGCTAAGATTCGAGCAGAGCTTGATAAAAAAGTAAAGGCAATGAATGTTGGAGTTGTTATTGTTGATTATATTAACCAAGTAAAGCGTTCTAACCTACCTTCTCGCGGAGGTCAATACGACTGGACAGAGCAAATAGAAGTTAGTAAAGCACTAAAATCTATGGCACAAGAGTACGAATGTACTGTAATAACTCCCTACCAAACAGATGCTAGCGGTGAAGCTCGTTTTGCGAAAGGTATACTAGATGCGGCTGATGCTGCATACACACTAGAAACCTGGGATCACGAAGACGGTTGTATGACCTTTAATTGTGTAAAAATGCGTTCAGCTGCTATGCGATCTTTTACCTCAGAGGTAGATTGGGAGACGTTGAAAATAGGGCCAGAAACTGCTCTAACACCACAAGAGAGAGAGGATAGCTCCCACAAAACAGGAGAAGACGTCCACGATCTGTAAAATAGTTCTTGACTTTTCTACTTATATTGCGTATAATAATGTCTTATTAATAGAAATACATTTAGAACAGTGGAGTTAGGCATGACAGTAGAAGAGCTACTACAACGTAGAGATATTTATTACATACCAAAAGGCGGTGACTTTCTAGTTAGCTGTCTAAATCCTGAACATGCAGATAGAAACCCTAGTATGCGTATAGATCAGTTAACCGGAATCTTCGGTTGCTTTTCTTGCAATCACAAAGGGAATCTGTTTGCACATTTTGGGGAAAAGGCAAATCAATTACAATTAAGAAGAGAACTCCTTAAGCGTAAAATTACAGAGAAGAGATCTGAAAGTATTGGTTTGTCTTTTCCCCAGGGTGCAAAACCTTATGAAGGGTCTTGGCGCAACATGAAACCCTCCACCTACACACGCTTTGAAGCGTTCCAACACCATGACAAGGATCATATCGGCCGTATAGTATTTCCTATACGAGATATTTCTGGGCGCATTAGAGCATTTAATGGTAGACATACAACAGGAGGCGATCCTAGGTATATGATCTCACCTTCTAAAGCTAAACTACCTTTATTCCCTATAGTAAGCCCTATACAAGGCTCAGTTATTTTAGTCGAAGGCATATTCGACATGATTAATCTACATGACAAAGGGTTGACCAATACTGTATGCTGCTTTGGCACTAATAATATTAATGAAGATAAACTAAGAATGTTATCTATACAAGGCGTAGAGTCTGTAGATATATTCTTTGATGGAGATGAGGCGGGCCTGAAAGCCGCTAAAGAAGTACAACTTATGTGTGATAACGTAGGCTTATCTCACAGAAACGTGCATCTCAAGGGCACAGACCCAGGGGCGCTAACAGAAAAAGCAATACAAACACTAAAGAGAAAATTATATGCCTAAAGTTGCATTAGTAGAAACTAAACAAAGTAAAACAAACTTCTTCAGTGAGTTTGACGAGTCTTTCGAGATTGATCAATATCAGTTATGTTCAGACCCTTTTATTAAGAAAGTTCTTAAAAGAGACTGTGACATTACCTTAGACGTAGATGAATATGACTGGGTTATCCTAGTAGGTAGTGATGCTCTAAAGTACTATACTATTATAAACTCTATTACTGAATATTCAGGTAAGAAGATAGATGACAAGTACCTCCCTATAATTAATCCAGCTATGCTAGCTTTTAAGCCGGAAGCTCAACGTGTCTGGGATGACGCTAAGAAAAGTATTATAGAGTACATTATAGGAGATAAGCAAGACGTAGTAATCACTACGGATAATGCTTGGGGTATACAATCTACTTCTGAAGCTAAGGCTTACATACAGAATGCTATAGACAGTCCTAGCCCTTACATAGCTCTAGACTCTGAGACTACAGCATTGTACCCTCGAGATGGTTATATACTAGGATTATCTGTTTCTTATGAAAGAGATAAAGGCCCGTACATAGACACAGAGTGTTTAGATGAAGAATGTGAGGAAATGCTACAAGAGTTGTTTGACAAGAAGATAGTTATCTTTCACAATGCTAAGTTCGATTTAGCTTTCTTTGAGTACCATTTTAACTTTAAGTTTCCTAGATTTGAAGATACTATGCTTCTACATTACTTGATTGATGAGAATCCGGGTACTCACGGGTTAAAGCAGCTAGCTATGAAGTACACAAAGTACGGCGACTATGAGAAGCCTATGTATGATTGGATTAATACATACATTAAAGCTAATAACTTAACTAAGAGTCAGTTCAATTGGGGTGATATTCCTTTTAGCATAATGAAACTTTATGCTGGTATGGATGCAGTATGTACTTTCTTAATTTACGAGAAGTTTGTAAAGATCAAACAAAACGCTCGTTTAGCTAAGGTTTACAATAATATACTTATCCCTGGGTGTCGTTTTCTTACAGATATACAAGACAACGGTGTTCCTTTTAATGAGCCAAGGCTTGTAAAGTCCCAATCTTTGATGCAAGAAGAGATTGACTTAGCTGTAGTAGCGTTGTATAAAGACCCTGCTATCTCCCGATTTGAGAAGATTAATGGAAAAGAATTTAATCCTAATAGTACTAAGCAGCTCCGTAGTTTATTGTTTGATTTCCTTGGTCTACAACCTACTGGAAAGAAGACAGGTACAGGAGCACATTCGACAGATGCAGAGGTTCTTGGGAGCCTGGCCTCACAGTCGTCAGTACCCGGACTTATACTCTCTATACGGCAGAAGTCCAAGATTAAAAATACTTATCTGGACAAAATCATACCACAGTTGGATAAAGATAGTAGGCTGCGTACGGGCTTTAATTTGCATAGTACCACTTCTGGGCGTCTTAGCTCTAGTGGTAAACTTAATATGCAGCAGCTGCCTAGAGATAATCCTATAGTTAAAGGTTGTATACAGGCCGCTGTAGGGCATAAGATTGTAGCAATGGATTTAACCACCGCAGAAGTATATGTTGCAGCAGTTTTAGCTAAAGATAAAGCTCTTATGAATGTGTTTAAAATGGGAGGTA